AACTTTTAGGTACTGAAGCAGGTAGACAGATTATTCACCCTAATATATGGGTAAATGCTTTGTTTGCTGATTATAACCCTTTAGGATTTGACTATAAAGGTTCTGCAGGTAAAAATATAAAAGGCTCTTGGGTTTATCCTAAATGGATAATAACAGATGTTAGATTTCCTAATGAAGTTGAAGGTATTAAAGATAGAGGTGGTATTGTTATTAGGATTAATAGAGATAATGGTACAAGAGCTATTGATGTAAACCCTCACCTATCAGAAACAGCTTTAGATGATTATGATGGATTTGACTATGTAATAGAAAATGACGGTTCTATCGAAGATTTAGTAGATAAAATTAGACAACTAAATATAGTATAAATCTGTTAATAACCTTGTCAATAAGTAAAAAAAGTGGTATATTTACCAACACAAAAATCGTTAACAAATAAGTAAAATAAAAATACAAATGAGTGATTTTTTTAATAGAAAGGAAAGTAAGGATGATCCTGAAATTCCAGAACATGCAGACTATGATATGACTAACTTTGAAAGTGATTTGGTATCCTGTGGGATTACAGATCTTGAATCTTTTAAAGAAAGACATGCAGGTTTGTTTACAGATCTAGTAATAGATTCTGACAATGAAAACCCAGTAGCATATGTAGCACAAAAGATAGAAAGAGCATTCTCTAAAAGAGAGCTTGCATTCTTAATGTCAAAAGATCTACTGACTGCTGCTTACGAAGAGAGTGAAAATAAATTAAAAACCAAAACAACTTAAAAAATGGCAAACAAACTATTGATTACGGGTTACAGTGGTACAGGTAAAACCTATGCACTGAGAACATTAGACCCAACAACGACATTTATTATATGTCCTGACGAGAAAGCACCTCCATTTAGAGGTTGGAAGAAGAATTACATAATGAAAGATGAAGCAGGTATGTTTAATCCTAACACTTGTAATTATTTGAAAACTACAAATTGGGAGAAAATTAGAGCAGCTATGTCATTTGTAAGTAAAAACAGAGCTGATATCAAAACAATTGTAATAGACACTATTACTTATGCTATGATTGGCGAGTTTATGGACAAAGCTAAAACAGTTGGTTATGCAAAGTTCACAGAAATGGGAGAAAATGTATACAAAACATTAAAAGGTATTGACCCTTTACGTGAAGATCTAACTGTAATAGTTATGGCACACACAGAGACTAAATCTTTTAATGGAGTAGACAAAACTGTATTTGGTGTACCAGGTGGTAAATTAGTACAAGATGTAGTTAAGCCAGAAGGTATGTTCGGTGTAATACTAGAGACTATTGTTGAGAAGAAAGGTAATGATATCCATTACGGATTCATGACTCAAAACAATACAACTAATATGGCAAAGAGTCCTGATGGTATGTTTGCAGGAGATGTCGTAGATAACGATATGCTTGCAGTACTAGATGCTATTACAAAGTACGAAGAAGGATAGTAAATTAAAATAAATTAAAAACTAATATTAAAAAACAACAAAGATTATGAATGCAACAATTATTTTCGGAACTAAAAGACTAGGTCAAAATCCGACAACAACAACAAATGATAAATACGCAGATTTAGCAGTGGTTACTATAGAAGGCCAGAAAGGTGCTAAGAAATCAAGAAGAATACTATTGAACACTAAAGCAGCAGAATTGCTAAATTGTGAAGTTGGAACAGTTCAACAACTTGTTCTTGCATCTGTAGAGATGGGTGATAATTCTCCAAAGAGAGTATTGCTTGCCAATGCAGCTAACCTAGGATCAGAAGTTGATGTAACTTACAAGACTTCTAAAAACAGAGTTTCTTTTGGAGAAGATACATCAGAGAAAGGTAAGGCTATTAGCTCTACTCATGCTTGTAACGAGATATTTAATTTCTTAGAAAGAGATGACTCTACTAATATTGAGTTTAAATTAACTGAGTTTGATTCTACAGAAGTTGAAGCTTATGCTTTATCTCCTATAGTTTCTTCATCAGATATTATTGAAACTAATACTGGCGAGATGTCTGTAGAAGAAGTTACTAATTCTGTTATTAACGAGGTAGCAACTGCTGAACTCAATGATCCAATTATGGAAGAAGTAGAGCCAGAAGTACAGCCAGATGAGCCAGTACAAGAGGCAGTAGAAACTAACGAATGGGTTTAATTATTAATTAACTATAGGTAAAGAGGGTCGCCTTAAAAGACCCTCAAATTTTAAATACATATAAAATATGAGTACAGGATTTGGAGCAGGACAAGAAGTAACTGCAGGTAGTGCAAAGAAGTTATACACAGGGGCAGAAAACTTTAAAGTAGTAGGAGTTAATCCTTCTAAAGATGAGTTGGAAGAAATATATGGCCGTGAGATTAACTTTGATCCAGAGTATGTCGGAACAACAACAGTTTCTGATGGAGATGGAGAAAGAGAAGTTCCACAGATTAGATTAGATTTCTATCTATCAAATGAAGAAGGTGATTTAAAGACAAAGATTCAGTTCTATGTTGGAAATACACATCACAAATCTCAAACTGGAAAGTTTAAGGTTATAAATTCATTTGGTAAAGACACCTGGTTAACAGAAGAGTCTATCAAGAGTGGAAACATGCCACCAAACATGCAGTGGTACAACAACGATGGAGTAAAAGTTGCTAAGCGTGGAGAAGTTGAATTGATTTCTTTCTTAGTTAACTTACTAAATCTTCCTTGGGATACAAGTAAGGTTAGTGATCCATCTGAGTGTTATGCTAAGATTTCTAAAGAAGAATGGAAAACTATCTTTGCTGGAGATGTAACACTATTACGTAATGTAATTGGTAGTACAAACAACAAAGTTGGAGTATTGTTAGGTGTTAAAACTAAAGGAGACGGTAAACTAGTGCAAACTACATTCAACCGTCATACTTTGCGTCAATACACAATACCAAGTGCTAAAGCTTCTAAATTCACCTATATCCTTAAGGATTTGGATGAAGCAGTTGCAGCAGGTGCTTTTGGTAATGTAGATTTCGGTGCAAGAGATCTTTCAGTTCGTGAATTTGAATTAATTCCAACTAGCATTTCTTCTGGAAATACTGACCAAGCAGATGTATTTGCAACAGCAGATACTTCTGACGCTGATGTCGATAATTCAGATGATTGGTTAAGCTAAATTTAACTAAATACTAATTTTAAAAGGGATTGTATTTTTACAGTCCCTTTTTATTTTAAACATAATTTCTTATGGCCTTTGGAAAAAGTCAAGTAATAAAATATTTGCCCAATGCTAATGATATTATGGGTTGTCTTTCAGACTTTGAAATATTTGAATTTTATTTAGGAGGAGTTCCTAGAAAACCAATTAGCAGTCCTTTAAGAGAGGATACAAAACCATCATTTAGTGTATTCCATAGTAAAAAGCATGATAAGATATTCTTTAAAGATTTTGCCACAGGTGAATCTGGAGATTGTTTCTTATTTGTGATGAGACTATTTAATATACAAAAGAAAACAGATGTGTTTAACAAAATTGCAAGAGACTTTAATTTAAGTCAATTTCAATTAGTTGATTCATCTTCTGATTCTTCTCCAATANTGAGTTATGTTGATAAAAAGAATACTGCAACTACGGTTAAGCATTCAAGACTCAAGATAAGTGTTACTGTTAGAGACTGGAAACTTAGAGATAAAGATTATTGGCAAAGTAAATATGGATTAACAAAAGCTCAATTAGAGTATTGTAACATATATCCAATATCTCATTACTTTGTTAATGGTGCTTGCACACTTGCACAGGATTTATCCTATGCTTTTGTGGAAGAAAAAGATGGTAATCAAACTTTTAAGATTTATCAGCCAAATGCAGATAAAGAAAATAAGTGGATGAATAATAATGATTATTCAACATGGGAGTTATGGACACAATTACCTGATACAGGAAATATGTGTATAATAACAAGTAGCAGGAAAGATGCTGCTGTTATCAAAAGTCTATTCCCTTCTAATTTCGTCACATCATGCTCATTGCAGAGCGAAGGTGTTAAACCTAAAGATAATGTAGTAGACGAGCTAAGAAGTAGATTTAAAGAAGTTTTTGTCTTGTATGACAATGACTTTGATAATCCTAATAACCCAGGAAGAAAAGGAGGTCTGAAATTATCAGAACAAACTGGATTCCTACAGATTGAAATACCCAATAAATACCAAGCGAAAGATCCGTCAGACTATATAGAGATGTATGATGGTGAAAGCTTAAAAGAATTACTCTTAAGACTTATAAAAGAACAATTGAGACAAGAGGAATTAAAGCAAATAATGTAATTAAAAAACCAAATCATGATTAAAAGAGTTATTAATACCAATTTATTGAAGAAAGAAGAAACATTTAGAGTCATGGCTCTAGGTGAGGCTGTAAGAACGCCAATATTACTAATAGGACCTCCTGGAGTTGCTAAAACAGCAGCTGTAATTGACTTTGCAAAAGGTTCACTAGGAAAACTTAATTCATCAGATTTGTTTCTATTAGAAACAGATGAAGGAACTAGAAGTAATGCAGTGAAGGGTAATATTGATTTAGAAGCCCTTACTACGACTAACAAATACAAAATTAATTCACCTATTACTAATGCCAAAGTAGTTGTTATTAACGAGATTGACAAAGCATCAGCCTCTTTAAGAAACAGCTTGCTAGGTATTATGAACGAGCGTGTTTTATTTAATGGTACAGAGAAAGTGCCATGTCAATGGACAAACTTTATTGCTACTTGTAATGAAATTCCTGATGATGAGGTTGACTCACCATTCTGGGATAGATTTCTAATTACGCATGAAGTTACTAGATTGTCTCAAGCAGACATGCTAGGATACTACGACAAAGGCGGTAAAGCTTTTACTCAGTCTCAAGATATTCGATTGCCAGAATCTTCTGACATTGATGCAATAACATTAAGTTCAGGTAAGCTTAAGAAAGTTCTAGATGTAGCTCATAGTGAGTTATCAGACAGAGCTCTATCATTTTTACCTACGCTTGTTAAGAATGTTATGATTGTTTGGGGAATGAATGAAGACAGAGGTTTAGTTAAAACCGCTGAGTTGTTAGTAGGTAAAGCTGTTGCAAAAGAATTAGCTAAGACGCTAGTTCCTAAAGAAGTTAGAGAACTATATGATCTAGTTGATGCTATTGGTCAGTGTATGAGTACTGAAGAGTACAATTCTAAATACGATCAACTTGAGATTGCTTATGGTGTAGCTAGCAAAGCTGGTAACATTACTGAGCATGATCAAGCAGATCTACAAATTAGAATTGCTGAAGAGGAAGCTAAATTAAGTTTCTTAAAGTCATCTGACGATGAAAGTGTATTGTCTCAAGCTCAAGATACAGCTTACTAATGAGTATCTTTAATAGAAAGAAGGATGAATTAGGAGGGGGATCATTCCCCTCCTATGATCCTTATGCGAGATTCCAAAACGCTGAGGAAGGTGTATTTGGATACAGAAAAGACAAGCACGTTGTGTTACCTGGCGTAACAGCATACGAAGAAATGAGACTTAAGAAGATTAGAGATTATGTTGAGAAAGAGACTAACAAAGAATGCACTCTATCACAAGATCTTATCAATGATGTTTACAGTATTTACGTAAACAAAGATGTTAAGAGAAGACCTACCAACAATGACAACGGAGTAAGACATAAAGTGCTTGACAAAGTATATGATTCTCTTACAAAAATTGTTACAGTTGATTCACCTTTATATACACAGATTCTAACTAGAGAACTTGCATTAGCATTGCAGATAGTTGATGATGAGATAAGGGAGGAGCAACAGCAAAATGGTAGTGGTGATGGATCTGAAGGTTTAGAATCTAAAATGGATCCTAATCAGAAAGATGATGGAGAAGGAAAGGGAGAAGGTCAAGGTAATGATAGTCCTGGAGATCCTAGTACTGGTGCAAGTAAAGAGTCTGGTTCATCTAACAGAAGTTCTGTTGAAGACATGATTGACAAAATCTTGGACGAGAATACTAAGAGGATTGAAAATGCAAAGAACTCTGCTGATGATAAAATTAAAGACTTGGAGTCTCAATTGGGAAAGGAAGCAATGAAGGATCTTATGAATAATGATCCTGAGTTCTTAGAGAAAATTGAAGAGTTAAAAGGCAGATTAAATAACGTTTCTATAAACAAGGATAGTATCCGTAAAGTTTTAGAGAAAATACTTAATGAGTCTATGAACTACTTCTCTACTAAATTCAAGAGAGTTGAAGAATCTTTATTTGATTGTGAAGAATGCGAAGATCTATTTGGTCTTGAATTTCTTCACCCAGTATTTAAAAATGCTGAGATCATGAGTGCAGGTAATGAAAGTAGAATATACAAGGGTAAGATAGATTTATATCTTGACTGCTCTGGCTCTATGACATCTGAAGAATGCTTTGAAGGAGCTAATATTAGAATGATTGACCTTGCAAAAGGTATTGCTATGGTTTTACATAGAATGGGAATGATTGAGAATTTATATTTCTTTGATGGAAGTCTATACAAAATAGACAATGTCAATGAAGTTACAATTCTTAGTTTTTCTAAATCTGGTGGAACTAACTTTAATAAAGTAGTTGAAATGATCAAACTTAATGGTAACAACAGTGTTATTATTACAGATGGTTATGACAATTGCAATACTTATAGTAAGCAAGCATTCTGGATTGGTATTGGTGGAACCACATTTGACTCAGGTTATAGTGATACATCATTTGATCAATACAGAAGTGCTGGCCAGTGTGTAGCTTATGACAGCAACACAAGTAAATTTAATTATTGTAAACAAAAAACTGAACATTAATGTTAAAAAGAAAGCAGATAAAAGACATGATTTTTATCCCGGGCAACATCCCAAGCTTAAAGAACAGTAAGGTAAAGACGAGTAGAGGAATCTTCTCGTCTCCTACTGTTTCTAAATTTCTTAGATCTATAGGCATACAAGGATTTAACTCTCGTAAAAAGACAGTTAAAGGATATGTAGACCCAAAAAGGCCTAATCAATTTGAAGCTATGAGAGCTGCGTTTGATGGAATGAAATCAGGTAAAGATGATCCTATTATAATAGGATATCATCAAGTGCGTAATAGCAAAAGACTCTTTGACTTTAGTAACAGTGTTGAAATACTACAAGACTTAATGACTGCTCATGATTTTATTGAGGATGATAATGTCAGATTTGTATTTCCTGTTCCTATGAGTATAACAGGAGAATTAATTAATCAATCAGACCCAAGAAAGTTCCCACTCTACTCAGTAGATAAGGAAAATCCTGGAGTTTATATTAAATTATTTTAATATGTCAAATAAAAAGAAGTATACTATAACAACTAAGGAATTTATTGAGTGGCTTATTTCTGATGAGGAGGATGTACATCAATACGGAATGAGATTATTTAAACAATTAAGAGATACAGGTAGAGCCACATTTAGTGGCAGAGCTTTATTTAAAGAAGTAGAATCTTTACCTGGACACTTATTTAGAGATCAAATGACTGAGTCAGATGTATTTCTAGGAATAGAGTTTGGAGATATAAGCACAATAGATATTAAGTTAATACCTTCCGGAAGTGTATGATAAGATACCAAGTTACTAAAACTCTTGTAACTAAACCTAATGACAATAGTGCTAACGCAATTGCTCCAAATTTAATCTACGGATGCTTTGGAGGTTGCGTTGACACTTATTGTTATATGTCTAGATACAATGGAGTCAGAGTATTTGTTAATACAAATGTCTTAGACATAGTCAGCTCTGTTTATGAGTGGGCTAAGAATTATAAGAAAGTTCCTGATCAGCAGGATCCTGTTTACAAAATGGTAGATGTTGCATGCAATACAGATTTAGTTCTTATGCAGAAACATTGTCCAATACCTCTTATAGATTACCTTAAGATGTATGATGACCATGATGAATTAAACAGTACTATGGCCACTAAGTATCCCGGGTTGTTAAAGCTTGATGTTAATCACTTTAATAAGAAACCAAGGATTAGAGTCAGTGTAATGCCTCAGATATATTCAGATATTCTTGAGCCAAAAATGCAAAGCATACAGTCAAGGATAGAAGATATAAACAGGTTAAGAAAGCTAGGATGGGAAGTGCACATTAACTATTCTCCAGTCATTTTATATGATGGGTTTAGAACAGAGTATAGAAATCTGTTTAAGATGGTTAATGATATTGCGGGGGAGACTAAGTGTGAAGTTATATTTCTAACTAATCACCCATTGCAAATGAAAAAGTCTAATGGAGAAGCTAAAGAACTAATGAGTCATTCTAACGAAGTTAAGAATACATCAGGAGTTATGAGGTACCCATTAGAATTAAAAAGAAAAGCAATAAGAATATTCAAAGAAGAATATTCTGAGTTGTTTAATGTAGAATCAATAAGATATATATTTTAATATGGCAATACAAGATCACAATCTAGCAATTTCTGAACAGACGTACAGGGATCTAGAGCTGCCATCTTACTCTATGCTTGCTGCAATAGATAAGCAAGGAGTAGATGTAGTAGGAGGCGTGAAACAGAGCTTCAATTTAAAGTTTGGTAGTTTAGTTGACATGATGTGTTTTGAACCAGAAAGGGTTGAAGAAACATTCCATAAAGGTGTCGCTGCTAAACCACCAACAACAAATGTTAAGAATATTTGTGACCTAATTCTTCAAGGATTAGATGGCAAAGAAGGAGAAATTGCAACCGGGATTACTGCACTAGGAAGAAGAAAGTCTTCAAAGATATCTTCTAAACTAAGTACTTATAGTTCTGAGTTTGAATTACACGCAACTAAGCTAGGTATTTACAAGAGTTATGGTGTCGATAAATTAAAAGAAACAGTTGTTAAAGCAGGTTCTGAATACTTTAAAGACAAGGTTAAGTCTAGAGGTAAGAATTTAATTAAGCCTGAGATGTGGTTGCATGCAGCACATACAGCTGCTACGTTAATTCAACATCCATACACAGCTAAATATTTTGCTACTGGAGTTCCTGGAATTGAAATTATTTATCAATACAAGTTTGATACAATAGTTAATGGCAGAAGATGCAAGGGTATGTTAGATTGTTTAGTAATAAACCACGACCTTAAGCTTATTTTTCCAATTGATTTAAAGACAGGCGAGTCTCCCTGTAAAGATTTTCCTATATTGTATACCACTCATAGGTATTATATTCAAGGAACACTATACAGAGAAGCAATAAAGACTATTGTAGACAATGATTTTGAATTGTCAGGATACATTGTAAAGCCATTTGAGTTTGTGTACATATCTAAACTTAATCCAGATAGACCAATGAAGTTTCGTGTGTCAGAAGACATGCATACAGCATCATTGAATGGATTTACAGATAGGCATGGATACAAATACAGAGGTGTGTGTGATTTGTTAGATGATTACTATTACAGTGTTCGTAATAATAATTCTCCATACAATTATGATGAAATCCAATCAGATGGAATAGTAGAAATGACGTATAATTCAATAACTAATAAATGAAGCCAAGATTTAAAATAAACATAAGTAAGAACAAGAGTTTAACTTATATGTTACCTTTGCTTCATTCAAAAGTTAATTTTGATTTGTTTCAGTTTTTAGAAAATACTTACGTATCTTTTGCAGATGGAGACGAACTATTTTGTGTAATGTATAACTGGAGCAGCAATCAACAATTTCTCAAATACGAGGGAAGGCTGATGGAAGATCCATTATATGTTGGACATGCAGATTTTGGAGAACACGTTGTCTACAAATTTAAGTTGACATTGGAGATGAAGAAGGCAAGAGAGAAGTTTGTCAGAGGAGAGTATAAAGACTATACGGACAAGCAAAAGTTAGAAATACTAGACTATATTAAATCAAGAGGGTTTAGTAATAGTAAAAGAATTTCTGACATATTAGATAAGGGAGTTCCTGATGTTGTGTCTGCTCCTCCCAATCATGAAGACGAAGTGGTAGAGAATCACATCGATATATTAACAGTAAAACTAGATAACCCATGGACGAATTAAATGTAGAACTTAAGAAAACTCACAGGAAAGATTACTTTTCTCTTGAAATTAATGATGTAGTAATAGGCATCTTCGAGAGAAGTCAATTAAGATACTTAATGGAAAAAGTAGATAATGCAATCTAGAAAAGCAGATGAACTCATTAGGCTAAAGCAACTTGTCGAAGAATACTACGGATTTTCAATAATGAAAAAAAGTAGGTCTCGACAAATTGTATATGCTAAGAAAGTTTTTTCAAGGTTAGGAAGAGATTTTGGATATCCATATCAAGCAATAGGAGATGCTATAGGGCACAATCACGCCACTATAATACATCATGAAAAATCATTTCATGCTATACTAGATTATGATGCTAGAATCTATAATAAATGTTTAGGTGTATTTTCTGAATTAATAGAAAACAACAAAGCACAATCTTTGTCTATTGAAATAGAAGAAATTACAGACGTAGATATTATAAAAGCAAAATATGAATTGCTTATAGCCGAGTTAAGAACAAATATTTTTGAACAGAGGGAAGAAGTTAGCAATTTACAAAAAGAAATAAAAAGCTTTGCTGACGTAAAACCAATACTTGAATACTTTGAAGGATGGACAGACCAGAATAGAGAAGAGTTTATTCAAAATAGACTTAGACCTTATTCATTGTCTTTGAAAAATAAAGTATTTCATTAAAATAAATAGGGGCGTAACAGCCCCTATAATAATTAACATAATTAAAAAATCACAAAATGATATTTAAAAGAAAACAAGTAAGACCTGCAGAAGTAGGCACAATATGCTCTATAAAGAATAGCGTAATTGAACAAATGAAAAAATCAGAATACTACAAAGAAAATTCAATAGTACACTACAAAATAGTCAACGATTATGGTGATATTATTGGAAGTGATTTAAGAAAGGGTGCATATTGCAATCAGGTTTTTCTAGCAGATTGCACAATGGTGTATGTAGGAAAGAAAACAAGTTTTGATGGAATTGTTCAAGTCTTACCACTTACTGTTCAAAAAGACGGAAGAAATGGCTATGCTGCTGATAGTTTGCTTAAAAAGAAAACAAGCTATATGGTGCCTGTAGATTCATTATCTTTACTAAGCAATGGAGAAATAGAGGCAAAGTCTGATCATCTTGTACGATGGGCTAAAGAAGGTACAGCAGGAAAGATTAACTCTATCTTAGGTGTAAATACATTTGAATGGGAAAACAGATAACCCTTCATGAAATGATAAAAGAATGTGAACATGAACAAAGTTGTAAAGAGTGCTCAAGAGAAAATACTGAAAGCTCAACAGGAGAAGGAAATAGAGACTAGGTATTTTTCTAGAAACTGGGAAGCTATGACATGGTGTAATGAGCAAGGTTTAACAATCTATGTTTCTGCACAATCTCATAACTCTAATCTTGTAAGAATATTTGTTCAAAAAGGAGTTCCTTTTAAGCCACTAAATAACATCCTTTATAGTCAAACAGACTTGAAGGATGTTATGAAGTGTGTTGCAGCAATTGACGCAGAATACGAGCGTCTGTACAATAAAATGAAAAATTAATGAATAAAAAAGAATGGTTATTTATGGACAAAAAATTAGAAGTATCTAGAACTAGCATCATATCAGGTAAAACATCTACAAGAAGTTTACCAATAACTCAAGAACAATACGACACTTGGAAAAGAGGAGCATTAATACAAGATGCAATGCCAAATTTAAGTGTAAAAGACAGAGAGTTCCTAATCACAGGAATGACAAATGATGAGCAAGAAGAAATGTTTGATTAAGAATTTATTAATTTAGTGATTTGGATTAATAATTATGTTGATGAGAAAACCCCTAAGTACAATGTACAAAGGGGTTTTTAGTTGACTTTTTTTTACCTAATTTACTGTTTACCTATGTTTGAATTCAAAAAGTCAAGTGCTTTTCTAAAATCATCAGTATCTTTAATATTTGGTCTAAGCTTTTTAAGTCTATGCTTTAGTTTTAACTCTCCTTTATACTTTCCAGTTTCATATCTTTGTCCATAATTCCAAGGAAATATATGATTACTAACTTTAAGCATGTTACCTAAGTTACCAACCGCAGCTGTAGGTGTCTGAGCAATTTTAAACGCTTCACTAGGTAAAGCAAAGAATAACAATTCAGATTGCTGTCTTCTTAATAAATACGCCATCAATACCTCATCATCTTCTAGGTCTCCATCTCCTGCTAAGAGATTGTATGCTATTGTAACTGCTATCATAAATGCTACATCAGCCATAGTTTTTCTAACACCAGCTTTTTGATCAGTAGTTAATTCTTTCCAGCTTTTTACAATATTAAACTTATCCTCTCTAGTGTCATTAATTATTTTGGCTATAAATCTTGAAGTAGATACGTAATACCCTTCCATGTTTCTTTTTTGATCTTGACTGTAAAATGAATCAGCTTCAGATAACTCAGCATCTGCAGGCTTATAAAAATTACTTATACCTCTATATCTACGAATGTAACCTGGTACCATCCATTTTCTTAAAAAGAATCCCATCTTACCAAGCATGTATCTCTGTGCATGAGCTTGAATGTCAGTAGTATACTGACCGTGTAATTCATCAATTTTACTTCTTATTAAATTACGAGTCTCTAGAATTATATCTGCTTGCTTTCCTGTAGTTGTGAATGTTGTATTCATAACTGAAGGATGAAGGACCATTTCCATACCTCCATTTTTATTCTTCTTAAAAGTAATCATGTCGTTTAAACTAGCAGCTCTCTTCTTATCTTTAGTGGGCTTTCCATTAATGTCTAAAAAAGTACCGTTTTTATCCTGTACTTTTATTGAATTTAATATAGCATACATAACCTTTCCCTGCATCATGTGTTCTCCCATGTTTGCAAGTGGTCGTAAACTATTCATGTTAGCAAGAGTCTCCATCTTACTTCCTTTTTCAAATTCATTATTTAATGCATTTGGCCCCATTGCATTAAAGAAGTTCATAAATAAATTTGTTTTAGAAGTCTGAACATTTGCCCCCATGTCAGCCATTATGTTTTTTAAATCAAAGTTGTACATTTTCTGTGCAGCTCTGTAATCTTTTAAACTATAAAGTCCACCTCCAATAGCTTCAATAAGATTTGAAATTGTTCCAGTACCAGTATTCACAATACTGTTTGCGTAATTAAATACAAGTGATACAGAACCAAAATACTTTAATGCAGCTTTTCCTACTTGATTTACCTCAACAACCTTTTTGGTTCCAGGAACCTTAAATGAACCTGAATCTTTTGTAGTAAGGCCATAAAGCCTATTTTCAGCAACAGATTTTACTTTTGCTAACTCATTAGATTTTGATCCACTTTCAGTTAATGGTAAATTACTTTGTTTGTCTAATTTTTGATTACCTTGACTGTCTAATACAGGATATTGCTTTTCTTTCATTACTTCTGTAATAACAGTTAAAGCAGCTTCAACTTGACTCTTCTCTTGATGGTTCTTACCCATGATTGCGTGAAGTAATCCTATTGTGTGCAAGTCATAAGATTGGTCATTTTCCTGTAAAGCTTTTCTATAAGGAGTAGGGGCTCTTAATGTTTCTCCTTCTGAGTAATCAGTGTATTGCTTAGGTCCTGATTCAACATCAAATTCATCTGCTTGAGTTTCTGTCAATTCACTTATAGCTTGCTTACCCATTGTTTTTATAGACTGACCCTCTACAACTCTTGATGCAGCTGTCTTCATTACCCCTGGAAGTCTTATGAATTTTACAGCTCTCCAATTATCAATAAGAGAATTTTTAGCTCCATACATCTTATCAGTAGCTACTTGGTCTCTTTTAAGCCTATCAAGTTCTTCAAATTTCTGTATTCCCGCAGGAGTTTTATCTGCTTCTAAGTCTTTATACTCTTGACTTTCCCATTCAGCAATAGGTCTTTTTCCTGTAACCTGCATTCCTTCTTTGTTAGTCCATGTTTTCTTAGCAGTATTTATTCTTAACCACCTAGAATACTCACTTCTAGCAATTGCTTCTTCTAAAGTAACTGTGTGCTTTTGTTCATTTTTGTACTGGTATGAAACATGCACTGGTCTTTCATCTGGATCTAAATTTTCAATACCAGGAATAGTCATTTCAGCATCAAATATTTCAAGTTTAGTAGATTCTGTTTTTCCTGTTTTAGGATCTTCTATGTTTGATGTATAGTAATACTCTTTTTGTCCTTGATCGTTTAAACCTAAAGTAACCTTTGTGTCTTTATACATTTCATTATGTATTTCAGAATCACCTTGCTCTCTAGCTAGCTCATTGTGTCTTTCAAGAAAGTCTGGGTTATATTCTCCAGTGTAATACGAAACTCCACTAGAAGATACAGTAAACATTCCTTTGTATTTCTTTTTCATGTTCCTGGTGTTTGTTCCAGGAATTTCATTAAACTTTTTTAAGAAAGCATCTTCCTCAGTAGCTTTTGTTACAGAGTAAATTTCAATGTTGTTGCTAGCAGCGTCAAGAAGACTAGATATAAGTGCTACATCTTCTGACTTCATTTCTTTTTCAGTTAGTAAGGTATAAGACAACATCCCTAGAGCTGTAGTAGAAGTTAAAGATCTCTCTACTGCAATTTCTCTTTTTGTATCCATTATCTCTACTTGCCTAGCTTGCAATTCTTGGATCAAGTATTCTCCTTCTGTTAAATCAGTACCATTAACAGCCTTAAGCTCTTTGTACTCCTCTTTAATTAAGTCTTTATAGGTCTCATCAGTTCTAACGTCATTTTTCATTAACATTCCAACATAAGCACTACGTGCATTTTTTATAAGACTAGCATTGATGTCTCTTTTTAAACCCTGAATAGCATTAATTACCTGTGACATTGTGGCAATTTGATCTGGAGTCATTATTCCTTGATCAGATAATTCTTTTAGAGCAATTTGTGTTTCATCTACAACATTAAAAGAAGACAACCAGTTAAAAGATTTTTTTAATCTTTCTTCATCTATTTTCTCCATTTCTGTTCTACTCTCTAGTGTATTTTTCATAAAATACAATTGACCTAAAGACCAGTTTAAATACTCTGTAAATCCTTTGGCTTTGTCTACATCCTCAAAATCTTTTAATGCTTTTTCAAGTTGTTTGATTGACTCTAGCCTTGTTTTTTGAGGAACAGGTAATTTAGAAAGTTCTTCTTGTTTTTTGTTTTCTTTTTTACGCTGTTGAGGAGTTGTAATAAGACTTTTTTCATTCTTAAGAACTTTTGTAACTGTTCCTAATAATTTTTGATAACTCCTATCTATCTGTTTTGTCTCTATAGCAAGATCTATTTCAGCTTGAGTAACTTTTTTATTTTTATCCTTTAGAGTAATAGGCAATCTCATTTGTTGATCAATTTCTTCTAATTTAGAAACAGAGATATCTTTCACCCGATTGCTTAGTAAATCTTTAGTTAAGGCTGTTACCTCACTTCTCTCAAGGCCAAAAGTTCTTTTGATGTAATCGTTAAACCAAGCTAAAAAAGACTCCCACATGGAAGCTTTTTCATTGTCAGCCCATATCTCAGAACCTTCTCTACCAATAGCAGTTACAAGTATTTCTTTTTCAAGCATATCTTGAGATAAATCTGGATACAGTTCTGATATTTCTGCCCATAATGGTGTGCCTCTAAGCTCATTAAGAGCTTTCTGTATTCTTGGGTTGTTTATGCCTCCTGGAAGTGAATCAATAAATACATGGCCAAACTCATGAATTGCAGTAGTTTTGTATAATTGATTAGGATTAATAACTATTACGGGCTTTCCTGCAGCTTTAGTTCTTGGGTCATTCTTCCCCAACAATCTTGATGTTTCAACTTGGTCATCATATACAACCTCAACATTCATAGTTGCCTGTAAAGCAGCAGTCTTTTTTTCAAATGTAGCTCTATCTTCTGCTTTATAGTCATCGCTCATTCTTTCCTCTTGAGCTTTATAAGCATTAACTATATCTTGTTTTTGTGAAAGAAACCTAACAAGGTCTTTTTCACTCATCTTAACTCCTTTAAACTCGTATCTTCCGCTTTTACAACTCATTATAGCACACATTTAATATTATTATCCTCTATTATTTGATCTAAATTCTCAACAACAGCCTCTACATTACTTTTTCTTATCTGATTAATACTTTCTATAGAAATACTGTCTAAAGGATTTCCATTCATGTCTTTGAAAGTCTTGTTGTTAATCATTATGTTATCTAAGTATTCCTGGGCTTTCAATTGAATTGATGGCAGAACGTTGTTTGCATTATTATTAGACTCACTAATTTTAGTCCCTCTACTATACTCAACAGTATTATATTTTCCCTCTTTAGTTCCTAGTGTAAATGTACGAATATAAACTGGAACTCTCATAGTACCTCCATCAGCATCTGTTTTTTCTACAGTACCTTTCATTTCGTACAAAAAAGAATCATAACCTACTCTTCCTGCTACAAATTTAGGAAATATTCTTTCATTGTTTTGAACATTACCAAACTCTTGACTTTTAATTTTAGCTGGTTTATATGTAAAAGCAGTTGCTGAACCATCCATGTTCTTAATCTTAAGACTTTTAATTACTTTTGGATCTTTTATACTATGTCTTAATAGTTGATCAACAAACTCAGAGTCACTTTCTAGATTATTTTCATTATTGTTATTTCTTATAATGTCTTTAATCTCTTTATTTAAGTTATTGTCTTTAAGTATTTGATGAGGTATATGTGTAAAGAATTGAGTTAGATTATTTTGAAATCCAGATCCAATAAATGAATACCTAGCAAGATCTAAAGCTAACTTTCTATCAGGATGTATTTTATCTTTATTTATACTGCCGTCTTCATTCTTGTAAAATTTATTGTACAGCTGCATCCATCCTCTATATATTTGCTCTTGGTAATGCTTTGGTTTATCTTTATTGTTTATTCCTAAGTATTTTTTTCCCTTACGTATTTCAATTTCTAAATTTTCTATAAGATGATTTCTTTCTTCAGTTCCTGCTATTATACCTTCTTGTTTCTTTTCTACTGATAAAGGTACATTTGTAGTTATTGAATTATACTTTTTAAAACTATCCTTAAATAATTTAGTTCCAGACATTATGTATGAGTAAAACCCAGCATCAATAGACTTACCAAGCTTTGCATCTACAAGGTATTCTCCATTTGCAGTTAAAGATGATATGTTATTAAATACATTTTCAGCCATCTGAGTTCCTGATAAAAATAAATCAGAATTTTTTACTACACTTTTAACCCAGTCTAGAGTATTTTCTTTATAAGTTCCAAGCATAGTGTCCTTGTACTTTTCAGAAAAGTTAACTACTTCACCTGTACTAATAATTTTTTTTATTTTGTTTTCATTAACCATTCTGTCAACATTAGAACCACCTGCACCAGCAGTGTCAGATTTGGCAGCAATTACTGCTTCACCAAATATTTTACCTTGCTCCTGAAGCATTGACCAAGCTTTTAATACATTAAACTCCATTTCAGAACCTGCATCTCTGTTTTTTATGTTTGCTTCTAATTTAGAGTCACTAAGGTCAGCTACAGTTTTACCACTAACTACTGATGGAATCTTACGATTACCAAAATACTTAGAAAGTATAGCATCCATTGGAGCTACTTTAAATGGATCCTTGTTTCCTTGTTCATCCATATTAGTTAATTCTGAAGCAGTAATACTTTGCTGCTCCATTTGCAACTGTACAAGTTCTCTTAGTATTGGCTGTCCAATAAATCTGTTTACAAACTTCATGCTAGCACCTGCTCTAAGCAACATAAAAGATGTGTTTGCTGTAATAGAGTTGTGGTTAGCACGAGAAATATAAGGATCTTTTGCAATATCAACATAAGCATTAAGGAATGCAGATAGATTATCAGCAATTGAATGCTTATCTGTTGTTTCACGATCAAAGAAAGTTATTGGCTTCATTTGGCCTTTTCTTTTTCCTGTGGTAATCTTCTCGTATCTTACGTTTCCTACTCCTATCCATCTATTGAACTCAATATTTAATGATTGATTCATTACATGGTCAACTAAATGATTGGCAGTCTGCCCTACGCCCATTTTACCTGATAAATAAGCGTTTTTAGTTTCAAGCTGTACAAGTGGAGAAAACAACTCCATATTTTTCATTACAGGTGCAGGAAATAATCCATCTTTAAACCCATTCTTTTTAGTACCTACAATATCATCTTTTAGTTGAGCTCCATCAATAGACCTCATCATTGCGTCATAGTTTTTTGGAGAGTTCAATACAGCCTTATAGTTTGCTACAAGGTCATTTTGAACTAGCATTTTTTCTATTTCAACACTACTGTACATAATGTCTGGAGTAGCTGGAACTTTCTTTCCAGTTTTCTTGTCAGTGTATGCACGCTTACCTAAAGTCTTAACAGCAAGATGTGAGTTTTCTCTAGTTAGCTTTGTTACTTTTCCTGTTTCTGTATCGTATACAATATTGTTTTGCATTACAAACAATTTGTCAATATCAAAATCACTACCTGTCTTTGCAGGCAATCCATCGTACACTAATATACTATCTCCAACACCTTGTGGCAATACACCAACTATCTGTAAGTAGTCATTAGAAGACATCCCTTGGTTAGGTATTCTATATGTAACTAACTCTAATACACTAGGATCTAACAATGACATTGCAGACTTCATAGTCTTACCTTCTAATGTAATACCGTGCTTTTTCAAAAGCTTTATAGCTTGTGAGTGAGGTATCATTGCTTGGCCAGGTAATACTTTGCCATCTACAATTCTTGGGGGAAGTAGACCTTCACCATTGTAGTCTTCTGACACTACTATAATTCCAGAATCTTTTGGATCTATCTTTTCAAATCCAAATGGAGATACCTGAATAAAGCTACCACCTTGTGTGGTAATCTTGGTAAGTGCCCTGTTCATTATAGACATAAAGATACTTTCAACTTTACCTCTAATTTGAGGCATTGCATCAAATGGAGTTCCTTTTTCAAGTGCAGTAACAATATTGTCATTACCTCCCCTATCTTTAAACTCTCTTATGAGTGCAGCGTATATTTTATCTTTGTTTGTAATTTTTCCATTTGCATCAATGCCGTAGTCTTCTATTAATTTTTCCTTACCTAAATCAGATAATCTAGATACAGCATCATGCATATTTTGAGCTAATGTAGTTCCATCTACTGTTTTCCCATTTACAACATACTCACCAGTCATGTCCATTCCTTCAAAAATATTCTTTTGAATTTGAGAACCAACATTTGTTTCTTTCATGTTTTTAATAGGCAAATCCTGTTGAAGCTTCCATCCCCTGTTGTTTAACACTTGAGGATTTAATTCAAACTCATCTGCTAATTCAGTTGTTCCTGGCTTGTTGATAGTTGTTGGTTCAATAGCACCTACTTTTATACCATCTAAAGTTACAACTTCATGGATCTCTAAGTGAGCCTCATTGTCTGCGTACTCTTTTCCAGTCTCAGGATCTTTTGTCATTTTATCATACAAAGCTTGCATTGGAGTACCTTTAACTAAAGAAGGTATTAATACAGCTTGAGAATACTTTAAATACACTGGCCTTCCTTCGTTAATTTCAAAGTAAACACCTTTAAGAGGCTGTGCTGCTAATTTTGCCTCATTAGGCTCTAGCTGCTTACCTTCTCTCATTTTCTTATAAACCTTATCATGCTGAGGTCCCCACTGGCCAAGCTTTTGCTTAATGAATCTCCATCTACGTGGAGTAATCCATGCTTGTGCATCTGTAGTATTAACATTGTTTCCTATTGGATTCCCCTTCTCATCTACAGTCTTACCATAAGCTAGTGCAATAGATTTATCTGTAACAGAAGCTAATATCTTGTCAACATATCTTGAAGCAACTTCAACACCATTTATTGTTGCTTGGTTAAATATAAGTGCATCTTTACTATCTATTCTAAGCTGTAGTCCATCTGTGTAAGTAGCAGGAATACGCTTAATTAAATCCGCATTGTTTTTGTAATAAGCTGGATCACCTGAAAACATTTTAGTATACTCAACAGAAGATATAAGCCCATTCATAAAATAATCACCAGCTAATGTTGTGTAATCAGGGTCAAGGCCTCCCTCATTAATACCATAGTGCTTTATTAAAGCTTTACTAGTTCCGCTAATTCCTTTAAGTCTATCTGCAGTTTCTTGTACTCTTTCTTGAATACTTTCTTTAATGTGTTTCTTTACAATTTCTTCTTGAGATGAACTAAGTTTGTCAAACTTATCATCCTTAAACGAATCACCATAAAGCATTCTTCTTAAATCTGCATATTTTGGATCCTTGCTGTCTTTGTCAAACTGAGGAAATATTTGGGATCTTTGTCCATTTCCAATATCTTCTACCTTACCATCAACTATTCTAGCGTGATAGTGAATGGCTTTCTTTATATTTGGGTCGTTGTTTTCACGATTAACCCTTTTCATTCTGTTGTATTCATCTAGGAAATACCCAAAAGCAACATTAATAGAGCTAGGAGATATGTAAATATCACCTTGTGGGCTTTTTCTTATACCTGAATCAAATGATTTAATACCTGAGAATAATATTCTTCTTGATTTGTCAGCAGCAATTATTGTTGGAAAAAATGACTTTTCATTTGCTCCTAATTTGTCATTAAGCATCTGAACCATATTAGCATTAATCTGGTCATTTAAAGTAATCTCTACATTAGAAACACCGTCATTCTTTCCTTTAGACTTAAATGCAGAGTCAAGCCCATGGCCAAAATCATCAAGTCTTTTTTGCATCTTTACTTTTCTTTTATTCCTGTTTGGCTCATCCTTTGCAAGCAAGTAATTAATCCATCTAGAGTTTTGCTTTCCTTTATCTAGCAATAAATTTTCTAATTCAGTTGGATCTTTTTTCCATTCATTAATTTTATTAGAAACATAAGTAGGATTTGTTACTGCGTAACCTGTTTTACCATTAGTTAATAATACAGACATTTCAGACATGTCTCCAGTATCCCAACCAATAGCATTTGCTAGAAGCTTAGTAGACACTTCTTTGTTAAATATATTTTCTTGATTACCTTCTGCATCTTTAAACTTAAAATCTTTATCTAATATAGTTTTAAACAAGTATAATGCTCTTTTGTATTGGTCATCAAGAATGTCTATTGCCTTATTATCTCCTCCATTTAAGTTAAACATTGTTTGGAAATCTTTAGGTCTAACCTCGTCAGCTCCTAATTTGTTATAGACAGTAGAAAGATCTAATGCTGCATAATTAACTGCTATTCTTCTTTGCTCCTCCTGTATTTCAGTAAGAGGAGTGTTAGCCTTTATACCTATCTTTGCTATATCTTCATTGTATTGTTCTTGAAGATAAACAAGCTCATCATATTCCTTTTCTAGTTGTGCTCTTTCATTTTCTTTTAATACACCCTCGGTTAAATACCTTGCGTCAAAAGAATTATACCATTTATTTGTAACTTTACTTTGCTTGCTATTTGTAGAAGTAGCATTCATAACAGTGTAGTTACCGTTATCGTGTTGTGTTACATAGAAGTTTACTTGTGTCCCTGTCATTGCCTGTACAAACTGAGTAATTTTGTTCCTAGAATTAGGATCACTTCTCATCCTGTCAAGCTTATCTAGCAAGTCGTGCATCCAAAGCTTAGACTCTTTTATGTTGTCAAGCTTGTTGTACATTACATCAAATATATCAACAACATTTTCCCCATAGCCATAACCAACTTCGTCTGTAAGAACACTTTTTAGTGTATCCCATACGTCATCAAATTTAGCAAATGATTCTGTTTCTAGATATCCATTAGATAATGGAATAGACTGTAAGTCTGGTGTTCCGTCTTCTTTAAGTAAGGTCTTTCCTGTTTCTGGATCTATTACTTCTCCGTAAACTCTATTTTCAATTTGAGATAGAAATATTTTTGTGTTTACGCTTGCTGTATCTTTAGAGTTGGTTTCAAAAGAATCTTGCATGTTCAATCCTCCTCCTTTATCTTCAGCTGATACTTCAGTTACTGGATTACCCTGGGCATCAGTAACTCTTTCTCTAACTTTCATACCTAAAGACTCTATGTATGAAATTAGATTTTTTCTATACTCTTCTTTATTACTTTCAACTAGCTCTATCTTTTCTAGCAACTCAGCCCTGTTAGGTTTGTCTTTTATAGATTCTTTATATGCTGCTATACTTTGCTCAATAGACTCCATTACACGACCTTTCTCAAGCTCGTTTGGATTGTATTCATTTAAAGATTTGCTAGGCCCTCCGTCTAATATAAATCTAAATAAAAGATGATCAGTAACCTCTTCTATTTGTTGTGCAGTAAAAGCAGCAAGAGATACCATGTTTAAGTAATCTTTTGTTATGCCATCAGCTTCTGTGTAATACCACATTCCATTAGCTAAATTTTTCTTCAAGACTGGCTCTCCATTTTTTGGGTCTACTAAACCTATGTTTTCAAGACCATCAGGGTATCCATCTTTAAAAGCTTTTTCCCAGTCTCCAAACCTTTCTTTAAAAGTTGGACCTGTTACTTCTGCGTATGCAGTTTCAGCTAATTGAAGGTCTTTAAATACATCTGCTAATTGTTCGTGCAATTCGGATTTTTTCCCATTTGCCGGGTTTTTAACGCTACAGTATTTCATTATATATTAAGTTTTAAAAATCTATTTTCATTTGCCCTCCTCCTGGAGTACATTCTATATTTTTCTTTTCATCTTTAGGTTTAACATCATCATCAGTTACTTCTTCAGTATTTCTAGGTCTTCTTCTAGAAGCACCGGTATCTACTATTAATGAACTAGAATTAGATTGCTTTCTTACTTTTCTATTATTTGTTAAAGGTAAGTCTTTACTGTCTTTCTTACTAATTTTGGTATCATCAGCTTTTGGGGTTATTCTAGACAACTCTTCTGCTTTTAATCTAGCTTCTGCAGCTGTGTCAAATTTGTATACAGTAGGATTGCTATCATCAACAGCTTTTCCAGATGTTACTTTTTGGCTATTGTCAGAGATGTTTGCTTCACTAGTGCTTTCAGACCATGGAAAAGTTGTAACTTTAGTACCGTCTATAGTTATTTTATATTCAGGATGGTTCTCATAATACGCACCACTTTTGTCATTTTCTGAAAAAGGATATACAAACCCTATTTCTTTTAACCTTTCTATAGTAGTTGTAGAGGTTTCATTAGCTGGAGATGTCTCTTCTACCATTAAAGGAGATATAAGCTTATCATACTTATTGTATATCTTTTCAAACTTAGCTATGTACTTTTTATTTTTTATTTTAGTCTTGTCTACTTTTCCATTTGTAAGATACTTTTCAGCGTTAGGAATAGCGTCAAGTAACTCATTTTGTTCTTGATCCCTTAACTCTTTTATCTTAGCCTCATTTGTTTCAACCTCACTAGTTTGTGTGTTGGTGCCTTGTTTGCATCATACTGAAGCTTAGCTGCATACTCTTCTGCCTCATCCTTACTAAGGGATCCTTGGCCATCAGTGATTAAACCATCCTCAGTAAGTTCCATGACATCATAACCCATTTCTTCATTACCCATTACATCAAAGATTTTCTTTGTAATTGTTTGCTTTTCAGATGGAGCTGGCGTTACAGGTGCAGGAGCATATTCCTTTTTTATCTCTTGTACTTTCTGAACATATCTCTCTCTAGCTTGTCTCTTCTTTTCTGCAACCTCATCTTTGCTTACTATGTTTGCTTCTTCAGAAGTATCTATGTCATCTAATCTTTCTATTTCAAAATCTAGTTGATCTTTAGCATCTTTTAATGACGTTTCTTTTTCTGTCATTTCAGAAGCTATCTCTTTTTCTTTAGCTTCAGTTACAACTTTTTTTGCTTTTTCTTTTTTGTCATTAAAGTCTTTAAATAAATCGTCTTTAATCTTGTTAAGCTCTTTAAGAGTTTCTTTGTCAGTCACTTCCTTCATTCCCTGAAGTTGCACAAACTTACCGTCAAGATACAGAATACCTTTAAACTTCTTTTTAATAGCAGCATTTACTTCAAATGGTGCTGGCTCAGTCTTTTCTTTAACATCTGTAGAAGGATCACTAGGCAAGCTGTTAGATGAATCAACAACAGTTTTAGTAACTGATTCTTTATTTTGAACAACTTCTGCTGGCTTATCTGACGCTACTGGTGCAAGAGGTGCCATGTATATCTGAACTCTTCTGGCTACTTTTCCTGTACCTTCTTCAGGCTGACTTGATTGAAATTCATCTTGGCCAACAACAACATTAGTATTTATAATACCATTGTCCATCATAAAATCTCTATATCCAGGATAGTTTTCAGTGTCATTCCACATCTTAATACTAAACTGTCTTCTTTTAACTTCTGTTAAAAACGTAACTAACTCTTCTCTTCTTCCTAATGCACTCTCTGCTGAAATACTGTTACCCATTTCTCCAAAGTGCAATTCACCAGACTTCATAAACAATTGAGACTTAGATCCCTGAGTGCTTTCATTAACAAATACAAAAGCATTTATTATGTCAGTCAAAGTTGGATCGCTTGAAACACCACCAAGCATTTCTATTTCAGGTCCCATTTCTAATTTAATCCTATCTTGTAAGTCTTGGTCAAGGAATGATAGTGGATCAGTAAGTGAGTATTTGGTTTTCTCTCCTATTTTTCCAGGAACACTAACATCCAAAAGCAAGTCAGCCAATACCTCTGATTGATCTTTAGTATTGTATTTTAAGTTTAGACGTACAGGAAAAGGAGTTCCATCAGCTTTCTTTAATACAAGAAATAAACCACCTTTGTATGGGACTTTCTGGCCTTCTGAATTGTTTCCAGCAACAAGTTTTATTTTTCTAAACTCATTAGCAAGAGTACTCTTACTTTCATCTATTTCATTTAACGCTCCATCTATATCAGAAAATAATATTCTAGGAGGATTACCTTTTTTCTGTTCTGCCTTAACCTGCTTAAGATCTTTTATGTTATTCTCTGCCTTAACTCCTTTTACACTAGGCTGTATTTGTAACTCACCTCCACCAGTGTGCTTAATAGTTGTTTCTGCTTTACCTTCATTGGCAAGCATTGCATCAATTATGTGCTTTCTTTCTGCTGCGTAGTTTTCTTGATACTTTCTTAATTTTTCTGCATATCTTTTTGGGCCATCTTGTTTTGTCTTACGTGGATAAGAAGGCATAACCGTATATATACTTCCTCCAACCTCTCCTACATTAGCTGCAATTGGTAAGTTGTCATATACATTTTGTGGTACTGTAATTTTTTCTCCTTTTTTTGCTCTCTCTAAAAGATCATTATAAGTATTGTATGCTCTACCTGCTGGAGTCTTTCTGTTTTGATAAGCTCTATGAAACCCTCTTCTAGTATGAGAAGCATAGGTAATTACTGTGCCTATCTTGTCAAACCCATTGTGAATCCATTCTCTATATGGGCCACTAGTGTTTTCATTGTCATCTAAAGGAGATACAGTTTTTCCATTACCTGTTAACACTTCAGTGTGCTCTTCAGCTTTATCTTGTAATTCTTCTTCAATTAAAGCTTCTTCAAAAAAGAATGTATCTTCAACTGCTTCATCTACAGGTGTAGTTACAGTTTCTCCAACTGAATTAAGTTTTGCATTTTCTGCAGCAGCTTTAGCCAAAAGCTCAGCTTTTATTTTTTCTTCCTCAATTGCCTGGTTGTCTTTTAATTCTTTCTCTTTAAGCTCTGCTATTTTTTCTTTTATAGCTTCATCTATTTTTTTCTTGTCTTCAGCATTTTCATACCCTTGTACTTGACCAGATTCAATACCAGCTTGATAGTTTTCTAAAGCTGATATATCGGTTGCTTCTTTAATTCCTCTTATACCATCTTTTACAACCTTTTGTTTTTGAAAGGCTTTGTCATTAAGTCTTTTTAAACTGTTTTGATTTTCAGTAATAGCATCATTTAACTGAAGCTCTCTTAAATACCCTCCAGCAATTTCTGCCATTAAACCATCATTGTAAACAACTTCTCCTTTTTTGTTTGCTTCTATTTGATCAGCATCTCTATTTGTCTTTCCAGTTTTAGGGTCTATATCTTCTTTTCCTATCTCACTTACTCTATTTTGCATCTTAAGAAGATTAGAGTTGTGTGACTTTATTAAATCCTTTTTGGTTTTTATAGAATCTTCATCTTTACTTTTTGCAAGCCTTTCTTCTGTACGTCCTATAACTTCTTTAGTAGCAGCAATTTTTGCTTCAAGATCTTTTTTCTCACGGAAATTATCCATTGGCTTAAGAAAAGAATCAAACTGAATATCATCTATTCTTTTCTTGTTATCTTTTTTAATCTTCGTAATTTGTTTTCCATACTCTTCATTCTGGAATTCAATACGAGTCATGTCTTGAACAATAGATGGAGCTACATTTTTATTCTTAGCTTTGTTTCTATTCCTGTAATGAATTTCTTTAACTCGTGCAGCAACTTCAAGTGCTCTTTCTGCTCCTGCTTTTGCAACAGCTGGATCCCATTCAAGGTCAGTCTCCTCTTTAAATTTTGCTATTTCTTCAGCAGTCATTTCAGGCTCATTTTTCATAGCCTCCATTGTCATTTCTACATTATCAGTATCAATTCCGTCAAGAACCATGTTTAATATAATGTCATCTTGTGCTGCCTGTATTTCTTCTTCAGTACCAAATTCTTCTGCATTATTTTTCTGAACTTGCAATGCAGCATGAATCTTAGCTCTGTTTTCTAAAGCAGTAGAAAATAATTGACCTGCATTTTCTTCAAATTCCTTTTTACTTTTAGACTTAAATAGCTGGTTTGCTTTTGGTCCAACCATTTGAAATACAGAACCACCTAATCCACCAAATAACATTGATGTCATAGCTTCGTCAGAACTCATTACTTCTCCAAGTTGAGATTTGTATTCTTCTTCAGATATTAATCCAGCATTTAACTCGCTGTTTAATGCAGCTTTAGATGCTATAAAATGTTGGTATCCTTCTTCCCCTGCTTCTGATGCAAATGTTCCTGTAACAGCTCCAGCTTTCTTTAACCATGCAGGTGCTTTTGATGCTGTTGTAAATTTTCTAGCAACTTCCATCTGTCTTGTAACGGGATTAAATACTTTACCAATAGATAAGTACTGTAACATATCTTGTGCAAGCATTGCCCAACCATTTTTGTAATTTTCGGAAGCTGCATTTGCAGCACTTTGTCTTGCTTCACCTTCTGTAAAGTATGCTCCTGTTTTTGGATTAACTTGTTTTAATCTTTCTTCATAAATTTCTTCAAATGTACCTGAAGCTTCCATGCTGTTTTCTATATGTCTAGAAACAACAGCTTCACTAATACCACTAGTCATCCATTCAGCTTGAACGCCCATTTTAGTAGCTACATCAAAAGCTTCTTCAGAAAGTTCTCTACCAATCTTTTTGGCTCCTCTAGCCATTCCTTTACCAATAAGCTTACTTGCTCCTCTACCAAGCATACCTAGCCCCTTAGCTGCAGCCATAGAAGGTAACATCATAGACAAAGTAGATGCAACAGATACAGAGTTTTTAAACCAGTATCCAGAATCAAATAGATCCATCTCTCCTGGAGATCTTTCATGTATCTGAGTAAGATCTTGAGTTTTTTCTCTTATTCCTTTTCCAATATTTGAAAACCAGTTAGTATATTCTTTTTCTGAACCATTAGCCAAGTTGGCCATACCTTGCCAGTCTAATAAATAACCAACTCCTTCTATAGTACCACCAATTATCTCTCCAACAACTGCTTGGGTTACCGCATTAGCAAGCTGGTCTTGCCAAGGCTGAAGAGTAGATCTTCTGCCCTGTAGTCCTGCAGTACCTGCGGTTCCTTGAACTTCTTCTATAGTAGCTCCTTCATCCCATTGAGAATCTCCAAATCCAGTATCACCTACGTCAATGTTTTCTCTCCATTGAGCACCCTTTTTTTGTATTCCGTAATTTGATAACTCTTGATACTCTTCATCACTAATTAAATCGTCACGTGGGTCCTCAACAATCTCAAGACTGCTATCTAGCAATTCATCTATACCAATTAAGTTTTCTTCAAGCATACTAATTTGATTTCTATTATTATTTACTAGTTTTTGCTAGCTAAAGTTTTTGATGTTTTGCCATGAGCATTTGTGTCATACATAGTTGTAATTTCGTCAGTAGCCCACTGCATTTCTTGATCGTAGTTTCTTTTTAATACATGAGGAACTTTGGGAAAGCCTTGATCATCTACAGCAACTTGTGCGTTAAATTTTGGAAGATATTGAAATTTCATATCAGATATTTCTTTTTCAGTATATTCACCTGTAGTTCTTACAGTATAAGCGTCAAAACTTTTTGTATTAGGATTAAGGTCAGTAATAATATGATCATATCTAATTTTTCCACTTGGAGCCCTTCTTTTGTAAGTTGTAAAAGGCTTAGTTTCTTGTATTGCTTTATTCATCCAACTTACTGGCTCAAGAACAGCTTTTGATTCTCCTCCATTTTGTACATAAAGTATAAAACTAGACCCATCTTTGTGTTTAAATTGCATAGCATGTGCTCCTGGCATATCAACATGTCCTGGAGCAAAACCAAGATGAGCACCTGTTTTCCCTACCTGAGCTGTAAACTCCTCTTCAGACATACCTAATTGCTTAGCTATAACATCAGCACCTCCCGATGGGAATCCAGCTATTTTTAAAGTAGAACTAGCAAATGTTCCAGGAGCATCTTCTGTTCCTTTTATCATGTCTTGTTGACCATAATACAAGTTACTTGGATTTAAAGGAGCTATAGCTGTAGTGTAAGAAGCCTCTGCTTTTTCAGCACCTTGAGTGTATATATCATATATCTCTTGATCTGTATATGGACTTGCTTCAACTGCTGGAGTGTACGTTCTACTTCCTGGACTTCCTACTGCTGGTCTTGCTGATGCAGGATTATTTCCTTTAATAGTTGTATAGCTTTCTCTTATCTTGTCAATAGTTTCTTTTAGTCTTAAGCGATCTTTTTCAATTTGATCTGCAGATTTGTTGTTATTATCAAAAGCCATTCTTTGATAAGTCTTTTCTTTTGTACTCATATTACTTTTACGTAATATTTCTTCAAAATTTGCTCTTTTTTTCACTAATGCTTCTTCATATCCTTCATCGTATGAAGCCATTACTGGAATAACATTTCCATCTTTAAAATACTTAGATGGCTTTCCTGCTACATCTAAATTAAAAGTATCCTCATTAGCCCACAATCCTCTTCCTTGGTACAATGTTTTAGTGTCCCACTTTTCTCTTAAATCTCCAGTTGGAGTTCCTTGTCCGTAAACTGCAGAATTTGCTGGAAGAGGAGTAAATGTTTCTTTATAAACATCCACATTTCCTACTTCTCCTGCAGATTGTGAAGCTGTAATAAGCATCTGTTCTGAGTTTCCTATTCCTAGAGAGTCTACTTCTGATAAATAATCTGCTACTCCTTGATCATTTTTTAATGCATTATAAACAATCCTTTGCATATCAGCAGGCTCTAATTGTCTTGTTTCATAACTACCTCTTGAGTATATTCCAGTTTCCGGATCATAACTCATACCTAGAGCACTTGCTCTTTCTACTGGAGTCATTTGTGCTACAATCTTTCTTCCTTTATCCATAAGATCTACTTCTGCCGTACCTATGTATTCTTCATATTCTCCTCCTGCCTCTACACCTGTATAGTTGTCTTGTGCTCTTTGCAAACCTGCTCTTTTTTGAGCATCACTTAAATCTTTACGATTCATAATGTTTTGCTTATTAGCTTGAAACTCATTATAAGCAGCATTAGCTTTTCCTGTTTTACCACTTGCACTAAACTCTCTATTCTTTCTAGTGCGTAATCCCTTAACTTTATTCATAAAGCCTCTGTCTACACCTTGCTCCATCATTTGATCAGAAAGACTAGTAGCCTCATCTTTCAATGCACCAACTTGTCCTTGAACATAATCTTTATCTGATGCTAATGCATTTTCTTCTAGCAATTGAAGATCATCAAAATACAATTGAGATGCGTCTTCTTGAGCTTGCTTTGCTAATGGAATTGCCATTATCTCGTCTAGTGATAATGGTTTAAATCCTGATGTAACTTCTTCGTATGTACGTCCAGCCATGATTGTTTTTATTATGGTTTTATATGTTTACCTCTTGAGTTGTAGCTAAGTCCCATTAACTCAGGGTATCTTTTAAATAATTCTTCTTGACCTATTCCTCCTAAATCTGCTCCTATTTGAGCAAGAAGTTTAGATCTGTTTTTATCGTATGCTGCATCCTGTTCTAATTGAAATTCAGTTTGCATATTAGATTGCTGTAGATTAGCTTTATCTGTATCTCTATTAAACGTTTGACCAGCTCTATTCTCTGCTCTATTCATTTCTGTTGCCTGCATGTTTGCAGCTGACAGTCCTTTCTGTGATTGCAACTGACTAGCTAACAAGTTAGCTCTAGCTGCAGCTCCAGAACCACCAGAGGAACCAAGTATTGCATCTCTTTGATTTATTGCACCTTGTTGAACAGCGTTCTGTAATCCTCTTTCATCAACTAATTGTTCGTTGTATCTATTTCCTAATCTATCCATTCCTACTTGCGTAGGCTTTTTTAAATCTGCTAGTTTAAAAGCACTCATTAATGTTGGAGCATACCTTAAAGCTTCTGCCGGGTTAAATTTAGTCTTTTTTTCTCTATCTGATTTCTTTTTATCTTTTAAATGTTGTGCATATTCTTTAGCAATAGTTTCTTGATCTTTTTGAAACAGCTCGTTAGGTGTTTCCATAACATTATTAAGACTATCTGATATTCCGTAAGAGTCTAATTTAGAAGGAGAATTTGCTATAGTAGGCATTTCAGGTGTATTAAAACCCATTGTAGATATTCCATCTGAATCAGGAATAGCATAAGGTGCATCAATCATTGGCCTTTGTTGTTCAGAATGTGGATGAGGAGTAGCATTGTGAACTGGCCCTCCATCATCATACATATTAGCTAGCATGCTTCCACCACTCTTGTACATCTTTCCTCCAGACATATATTTTTTACCTCCGTACATGTACTTCATACCTCCGTATGTCATCATGTTTGGATCTTGTGGCATAGCTTGTGGCATAGCTTCTTGTCCCATAGGTTGCTGAGGCATTTGACCTGGGCCTCCTTGCATTGCAGCCATTGCAGCAAGTTCTTCTGCACCACCTTGACCACCATGCTCTGCTCCTGGCATCATACTGCCATCAGGCATTTGATGTTGAGCTGCTCCTTCTGCTGGTGCTCCTTCTGGTTGAGATGCTTTTTCTTGTTCAGCTTTTACAAACTCTTGAGCCTGTTGAAGCCTTCCTTGTAGGTCATTAAGTGTTGCAACAGATTCTGGATCAGACCTGTCCTCAAACTTTTTTGCAATAATAGCACTTGCCTCAGAAAAGGATTTTCCTTTTACATATTTAGGTAAGTTAAATTTTGACATTATATCCATAATCTTTTTTTTAAAGTATTTTTAATTTTATATTCCACCACCATCTGATATGGCTCCTACATCTGTAATCAAGTTTGCGTGAGCTGTAGCTGCTGCTCCACCTAAAGTATATTGTGATCCACCAAAGTCTAGAGTACCATTGTAAGCCAATGGAATCTGTGCAGCCCAACCAATTAAGGTTGCATCATAGTTAGCTGTTGACATTCCTGAAGAATTAGTCATAAAGGAAGTAAAATTACTAACTTGATTTATATCCCATCCTGAAAGATCTTGATCAAATAAATCACAATCATACACCATGTCTTTCATATTGGTAGCAGAACTTACATCCCATCCAGCTATATCAATATTTGGGTTAATCTTATTGTTCTGGAATGCAGCCTCAAAATTTTGTACAAGACCTGTGTTCCAAGTATTTAATCCTATCATTGAAGTACAAAAATCTAATGTTTCAAAAATACTATCTATGTTTGTTACGAGACTCATATCCCAATTAGAGACATCCAACGTTGAAATCAATCTATTATTTTTAAACATTTGATTTCCATTTACCAGAGATGTAAATCTCCAGTTACTAAGATCAAAGTTATTTCCTCCTCCTGAAGGGAACCCGTCATTTTGCGTAGTGCCACCAAACATAAATTCAGCATTTACAACAGAAGACACATCTAAATCTTCAAATCCTATTAAGGATGTAGAGGTTACAGATCTAAGGTCATAGAATGCAGCTAGTGTGGTAGTTACATTACTGGTATCCCATCCAGTTAAATCTAATGAAACTAGACTCTGCATTTGAGCAAATGTCCAAGTCATGTCAGTAGCGTTAGTTGTATTCCAGCCTGATAAATCAAGAGCCGTTAATACTGTGCACCCACTAAAAGTATATTGAAAACTCGTAACTCCTGTGACAGCCCATAGTGAAGTGTCAAGTGTAGTTAAGCTAGAGCAATTGGTGAACATATAGTTCATGCTTGTAGTGAGCCCAGTAAATCTAAAGTCTTCATGACCTGTTATTGTTTCGAGGTTACTAGCATTAGAAAACATGCTTGAAACTGCAACAGTATTAGTAAAGTCCCAACCTGTCATATCAGTTGATACAAGATTTGTACAACCAGAATACATACCTGATGTATTTGATGGAGTACAAACTGAAGCACTTAAATCAATAGATACTAACTGTGAAGCGTTTGAAAATAAAAAAGCCATAATAATTGAACCACCATTTTTCCATCCTGATACATCTAGTGTAGTTAAGGAAGAACAGTTGCGAAACATCTGTGACATATTCGTCATACTTGATAAATCCAAATTAGACATATTTATTGACGTCAAACTTGTACACCTATTGAAAACCTGTGTTGCAGTTACAACACTACTTGTATCCCATGCACTTGCGTTTATGGCAGCTAAAGAACTACAGTCATCAAATAGTGTGCTTATATCTGTTGCGTTACTATTAATTAATGTTTCAATACCTGTCACTGTTGTTAGGGAGTTACAACTTTGAAAAGCACTAATAAAGTTAGTTATAACATTTGAACTCCAGTTTGTAAGATCAATTGAAACTAAACTACTATTAAAAAACATATCACTTATATTAGTAAGACTTGATACGTCCCAGCTTGATAGGTTTAGTGATGTTGCATTTAAAACTGAAAACATAGATGTTGCATCTACAACGTTAGATGTAGTAGAACCCCAGTTGTTTATATCATTTATATTGGTTATAGAACAATCATTAAAGCAGGAATTCATGTATAGTACATTTGAAACATTCCAGTAACCAATACTAGGTATGGTTGTTAAGCTAGCGCAGTTACTAAATGTATCTGCAAGACTATCTCCTGAGATGCTGGGCGTGTCTGTAGCTGTAATTGTCATGTTAACACATTGAGAAAAGGCACCTGGTTCAGTAATATCAAATTGTCCCCAATTTGAAACGTCACCTATAAGGGTAGAGTATAAGCTAGTACCTGGAGTAACCGGAACTCCTAAATTTGCATCTTCATATATAAAGAAGTCTGCACCAGTCAATAGGGCGGCTATAGTATTGTCAACCCCACTCATCATCCCCTGAACTGAAAATGTACCTAATGTTGCTTCTTGTGTAAGCGTGATATAAGTACTACATAGTACACCATCATCAGTTGATCCATTAGTAGAAATTATACCAGCGGTATTTGGTGTAACGTTGTATAAATCATTACCCAAAGAATCAGTTAACACTCCATTCAAAGAATTATAACCAGTACCTATTGTTGATTCAAGACCAGTCCAAGAGGTAAATCCTCCTCCAAATAAATTACCCGGATCAATTAATACTCCTTCATAGGGAGCAACATAATCAGAACCATTCCAGTTCCAACGTCCAGAACCAGCAGAAGCACCCGTTACTCTAGGTGCAAAACTTATCCAATAATTTCCTGCCGGTAAAGTTATTGGAGTTCCACCATTTGCAGCAGTTATATCAACTTCGAAGTCAGTACTAGTGCCGTCATCAAGTGTAAGTGTTAATCCAGAACCTATTTGTACATCTTCAAATGAAACAGGAGCTGGATCATTATCTCCTGCTGCCTTATACTCTCCAAATGACCATCCATTCAATTCGCCAGTAACGACTACATTGTATGTGTCTGCCACGGCATATTCATGAATTGCATTAGGATCATCGTATGATGTGATTGTGTTTATAGTACCATCTCCCCAGTCTACAGTTGCATTAACTGTACTAGTAGATAGTAATGGCATGTGAAATGATTGAGTCGCTTCTGTGGTGACAGCTTCAAAACTAAATAAGTTCTCTTCTCCAAATGCAAGGTTAGTCCCTAAGTAAGCTCTGTTAATACTGGCATCCCCCAGGTATAACTTATTTATGTCCGTAGACTTTAGTTTTAGACTCATAGCTTATGCGTCTGTTATCATATACAAGGTTCCATTTAATGGAGTTCCTGCATTGTACTCTGCCTGAGTGAGTGATACTGCATTAAGTACTGGACTAGATCCCGTAGGTTCTCCTATGGTAGAGTTAGCTACAAAGTTCCCAGCCTTTACCATTGTTCCTGCCACACCGTAATACATATCTCCTGACTCTACGTCTAAGAATGTTGATCCAGTTGGAAGATCTTTAAGCTCTTCCAGTTTTCCGTAAAATTGATTTTGCGTTTGTTTCATCTTAGTTATTATAATTTAAAGTTTTCAATATTAAAAGAATTTTTTTCTTTATTCTTTTTAAATACATTAGTTTTCTTTCCATCTTCACCAGTAAAGTTACCATCCATGTCAATAGAGTTTGAAAATATGTAATCATTCCATTTTGTTTCTCCTTCTTCTACTAAGTTTGGTTTACCATTAGCACCTACACCTTGAGGTATTCCGCCTAAAGAGTTTTGACTATGTGAACCTCCGTTCTCAAACAAAGTAACTAATTCTGATGCTCCTCCTCCTGGTCTTACTTGAGAGTTCATTTCTCCACCACTCATAAATTGATTTTGATTTTGCCCTTGAATATTTTTCATCATCTCATCTTCTTCGTAAGAAGACATTTTTTGCTTTTGGTAGTTCATTCCTATTCCTGAGAATAAGTCTTTGTTAGGGTCTGATGTGAATGCAGCTAGCATTGGATTTGTTTCCCTTATTGGTGCTTGCTGAGTTAGCTTTTCAACTATGTCAGGAGTGAGTCCTGTCGCTTCATTTGTTTTTAAAAATCTATCTTTAGTACTTTGATCTAATCCAGTATTGTTTGTTATGATACTTGGGTCAACTGACTGGTTCATGTTTCCATAATAGCTAGAGTAATCATTATCAAGTATAGCTTGCTTTTTTGCGTCCATCTTATCATAATTCTGTCCAGGATTAACTACAGAGAATCTTGCATCTTTTGCATTACCAAAACCAGAAAAGTCATGGCCTCTATCTTTCATTACTTGAAGAGTTAACAATGTACTGTCATAGAAGTTGTCAGCTAACCCGCTATTACTTAAGCCTAGCTGATTAGAAGCTTTGGTTATTTCATCTTCTGTTTTGCTGTTACCACCATAGTTAGCACTAGTTAATTGTAATACACCAGTACCTCCAGCAATGTCTGCGTGATCTGTATCACCATAATACATAACAGATATTCTTTCTGGTTTGCTAAGTTTGTTATAGGCAGCTTTACCTTTACCCCATTTATCTAAGTTCTTGTTAGCACTGTATAAGTCACCATCTCCTAACTCTTTAATTCTATCAAATGAATAAGCCTTTTCTCTTAGATCTCTAAATCCAGTTTCAATTTCTATATTACTTAGTATAGTATTGATAGTTCCTTGATCAACATTTTCACCATATATTTGCTTGATTGCTTTTATTGAGTCCTGTATAGCTTTCTCTTGTTGTTCAGTATATGCTGGTTTTGGTTTTTTGTCTTCAAGAGTCTTAGTTCCAGTATTAGTAAGAGGATCTAATGGCCCACCTTCTTCCTTGCTGTTTATCTTTCTTTCTTGAGCTAACATTTGTTCAGTAGGTTTCTTTCCAGATCCTTTATTATCTCTTATGTTATCCCATAGCCCTCTTTTAGAATAAGAACCATCAGCTCTTTTTAACATACCACCTTTAGCATAACTATTACTTGCTTGGTTATGCATGTTTGCTTCGTATTGAAACGCAGCCTCAGCTGCATCATCTTTTTGTTTTCCTTGTCCAACAAATCCTGCTACTGCTCCAACTCCACCTCCTATTGCTGCACCCCATGGCCCAAATGCTGCACCTGCTGCTGCACCCTTTAACATACCTGCTGCTGCTGCTGCTCCTTGAGAAGGAACATCTGGTGGAGGGGTTGATCCATCTCTACTAATACCTGTGGCTCCAAACGCCATATTACCTAATTCCATTGCAGTTCCTGCAGCTGCTACATAAGCACCAGCACCAGGGCCTGATGCATCTTCTGCTGCATCATCTGCACCTGTGGGACCTCCCATTACAAGTTTATTATAACCTCCAAACTGAAGAGGATTTGACATTGGATCCATAGCTTGCACTGGATTCATACCTTGCATTGGTGGCAAATCTTGTATGGTAATATTTTTCTTCATGAGATTTCTAGAGCTCATGGGTAAATTTTCTATTCTTGGCCTACTTGATTGTGCTGCATCTCTACTACTTCTCCTTCTTGATTGCATAGGTTGATTAGGTAAAGCTTGTGTAGGCTCAGCTATAGGTGTAGCTACAGGTGCACCTTCTATTAAAGCCTCTTCTTCAGGAGGAGTATAAGTGTTATAATTCTTTGTAAACCTATCTGCGTATTGTTGACCTGTTGCATTTAATTCTCCCGGAACTACATAATCAGGATCTCTTAAGTAAGTCTTAACTCCTCCTGCTCCTAAGAAATGAGTTAAAGCTGCAAGCTCTTCTGCAGTATGATTTGTGTTAAATTCTTCTTTTAATTGTTTTGCGTAATCTATTCCATAAGTGTATCCCTTAAGGTTTCCATTAAGAGCCTTGTCCATTATTTCTTCCTGAAGTTCAGGATCATTTATAAACTCTCTTTTAGATACACCCTTCATAGAAGGATCATGCATTATTTCATCATAAAGAAAATGATACTTACCAGCTGCAGATGATAATAGTTCTCCAGTTGTTTTGCTCCTGCCTGCTTCTAGTAATTTACCTCCATTAGATTCTATCATAGAGATGGCATGCTTATAAGCCTTCACGTTAAATGAAGGTTTATTATTTTTTGGATCTTTTTCTAATGCCATAATGCAAATATAAGTTATCTATACTCTGTTGTCAATATTTGGTATCATACAGAATTAATACTGTGTGTAAAATATTGATATGTTATGTAAGGTTAATTTGTTACCATCCGTGTTTTCAAAGACAAACTCAGCAAAGCCCCATGCACTGCGTACTCTATCTCTAGAGCCAGCTTGTCTTGGGAAATTAATCTTCCAGTTTCTAAACCTTTTAAACACATTCTTTCTTAATTGTAAGTCAACTAGTCCTGAATCTTGATAGTCATTATAGACTCTTACTCCAGTTAATCCTTTGTTTGGGATTTCTAATCCTGTAGATTCATCTACAAGTTCCATCTTGTATCCTGCATTGTTAAGTATGATTTCATTTCCTGCTGGTGCAACATGTAATGTAACACTACTAGGATAATGAGTTCCATAAAAGTAATTAGGCTTACCTTTAAAGTGCTCCCATAATGAAACACTATTTGGGTTTGTACTAATTAATACAGATCCTTTGTTTATATACCAAGCAGGAGTGTAATCATAAAAAGAAACAAACTCTGACATCTTTTCATTAAATCCTAACGTAAAGTTATCTCCTGGTTGTAAGAATGTAAAGTACACATCTGCATTTACAGGATTGTAACCAAGTGAAACACCTGTTCCTAATACAGCATTATCTTTTATTAACTCTTCGTAATTCATTCTTTCTAACATCTCGTAGTGAAGTCCTTTAGAGTCTGTTAACCTACCAATCTTTTGTCCATCAAAAGTCATTATGCCCCGGTTAATTACATCAATAAAATAGAATGCCATCTCTGATGTTACTACTCCAAATTTGTTTAAGCAACCAACAGTTGTTGTTCTATAAGAGTAATCATTAAGAACTCCTCCGGTACCTAACTCTAAAGATAAGCCATCATTTCCTTGTATTTGAACTCTAGGGTTTATAGATATTTGTGCAACAGCAGTATCTTGAAGACAAAATATTTCATCCTTTAAGTTTACGACTGCATTAATTGGTCCGTACTTTCCATCAAGATCCATCACTTCATTTTCTAAAAAGTCTGTCCAACTATCAATGAATTCTCCAGGTATCTTTTCTTTTGAAGCTACTAACCTTGCATCAAACTCTTTAATCTTTTTAAGCTTAGTTCCGGTGTCTACAGATTTTATTAATGTTGGCTGTTGAGAGTATACAGTATTGTAGTTGTTGTACTCTTCCATTCTTGGTTGCCATCTATTGTCCCAATTAATTAAAGATAAGTCATTTCTATTTTTAAGATCAACTGTTGTCTCAAGTCTTATAGAAACTATTTCTGACATTATGTTATACTCTTGACTTTGAATTTCTAAGTCAGCCTTTGTCATTTTTGCAAATGTAAATACGTTTACAAAAGTATCTCCAGGAGATTCTATTATAATTGTGTCTTGACTTATTTCTGCATAAGACCCTATTTCTATATAGCTTGACACTCCTTTTGCTTCAGCAGACATTCCCCCATAGAACCCTCCAGTATACAACAAGTATTCTGGTCTTACAAATTCAGCAATTAAAACTCCATCATACACAACACCATTTGTTACACCTGAAACTGTTTGTGCCTGTTGATGTATTTGTTCAATAGTGGGTCTTTGATCTAATTCTAGATCAGCATCACCTAAAACAAAAGTAATACACTTTGAACCAATAGTGTTACATCCTTTTATTCTTACATCAGCATCGTTATTAGGACCATCTTCCGTAAATGCGTCAACTTTCATTGTCTTTAAATTGTTGGCGTATCTTAACTTTGCGTTACTATTATACTCTTTAAAGTCTGCACCTTCTTGTGTAATTTCAGGAGATCCATAAACTTCCCACTGTCTATTTATAAGAGGACCTGAAGCAGGAGCAAAATCGTCATTACTAATTCCAAACTCTCTATATACTTGGTGAGTAGTAGATGCTGTATCATTGTTAGCTGGGCCAAAGAAACAATAATCATCTAAGTTACCTGCAGATCCTGAATAAGTTTCACTAGAATCAACTCCAGGAGAGCTTGAGTTTATTCCATTTCTGAATATAACTTCTGTGCTAGATTCTGCACTAATTGGATTTGTCTCTGTTGACCAGCAATCTATTTTTGATTGTCTTTCTAAGATCGGAAGAGCGTCG